GTACCTGTACGACCAAAACCTGTTTGACTTGCTCCAGCTGCTAAATTAATTGTATCTCCAGAAGCACCTAAAGTAATGTTTGTTCCACATTGACTAATAATGCTTCCACCATCAACTGCTTTTAATGCATTTGATTTTAAATCTCCATTAACGGTTACTGGAACTCCCGCAGAAACTGATACTGAATCTCCAGAATCTCCAACAGTTACTGTACCACAATTTGTTCTTGGACTAATTTTATTTACTTTTACTTCACTCATAATTTACCTATTGATATTTATACCTTATTATAACAATTCCGCTACCGCCTGTATTTGGATAGGTTAATGGACCAGCTCCACCGCCTCCACCAGTATTAGCTGTTCCACCTGTATTTGCTCTTCCAGGCATTGATCCAACACCACCTCCACCATTTCCTGCCAATCCGCCTGTATTACAAGCAAAATTTGAATAACCTCCACCACCTCCAGCATAAAATACTGCTGAACTTGTAATAGAATTTGAAGAACCATCTCCACCATTACCTGCATTACCAGTTGATGAAGAACTATTAGTTCCAACTGCTGAAGCACCACCACCGCCACCACCAGTGTAGTAAGAAGAGCTTTGATCTCCAGCTCCTCCATCATTACCTTGTGGCGGACTTACAGGAGGTGTATTTCCTGATCCACCTGGAAAAGTTGCTCCTCCTCCACCACCAGATCCACCAGATCCACCTGCTTCATTAGGTTCATTTCTTTTTCCACCTAAACCCCCACCCGCTGATGTAATTGTTGAAAAAATTGAATTTGCTCCATTAGTTCTAGCAGCACCACCACCTCCAACTGTTATTGGAAAAGCTGTTTGTGTTACTGTAATTTTTGTACCACCTGGAAAAGAAGTTCTATAACCTCCAGCACCACCTCCTCCTGATGGTGAAGTACCTGCACCACCGCCTGCACCACCGCCTCCTGCTACAACTAAATAATCTACTTCATTATTTGAAGAACAAACTGCTAAAGAAGAAACACAAAAAGTTCCAGGGCTTGTGAATGTGTGTATTTTAAAATCTCCACAAGTTGTGGTTGTTCCTCCTGTTGCGTCTAAAAAATTAGTTGTGTTATTAGTTTCTTGAGTAATATTCCAACCTTCTGTTGCATCTACATATACTAAAGTAATAGTTTGGTTTTCTTTATTTAAAGTAAAATTACTTGCACTTCCTCTTATATTAGATCCGTTTCTATCAATCGTTAAATTGTTTATTTGAAAAGTTCCTGTGTAATCTGAAAACGTAATTGTATCACCCGCTAAAGGTGATGCTGGAAGTGTGGCTGTTACAGCTGTTGAAGTCGTATTTACAAAAAAACCTTTACCACTAACTGCCGTAAAATCTGTTGTCTTTGCAGTTGTGTCCCAAGAAACTGTATTAAAAGTTTCTCCGCTTTGATTTTGTATGTTGTCTACTTTAATTGTACTTGTCATAATTATTGAAATTTATACCTTATTATTACTATACCTGAACCACCAGCACCACCTGTTGTAGTATTAGATGCACCGCCGCCACCACCAGTATTAATTGTGCCTGCTGAACCAGTATTTCCGCCAGCACCACCGCCACCAGATCCACCTGTTCCAGAAGTATATGTCTCTCTTGCACCACCGCCACCACCAGCTCTGGCTGTTGGAGTTCCATTAATTGAACTTGTTGCTCCTGCTCCACCATTTCCTGCTGGTGCAGTATCGTTTTGACCATTACCACCTACTGCTGTTGCACCACCACCACCACCACCACTATCTAGTGAAGGTCCAGCTTCTGGTTTTGAAGTTCCACCAGTATTTCCTTGAGGTGGACTTACAGGAGGTGTATTACCTGTTCCGCCTGTTCTTGTTGTTCTTCCACCGCCTCCACCACCTGATCCACCATTATTACCATTTATACTTGCACAAGGACCACCACCACCGCCGCCTCCACCACCTGCAGTTGATGTAATACCTAAAGCACTTGTAGGATTACCGTTAGAAGCAAGACCAGGGGGAGTTGCTGCACCGCCAGTTCCTCCACTACCTACTACAATCGGATAACCTTGAACCGTTACAGGTAATGCTGAAACGCACGCTCCTAATGGAGATCTTGAATAACATCCTGAAGCTGTTCCACTTGATTCTCTATATCCTCCAGCTCCACCACCTCCAGCACCTTGAAAACCACCACCTCCTCCTCCACCTGCTACTACTAAATAATCTACTGTATTTGAACCTAGAGGATTACCTGCACAAGAAACTGTAAAAGTTCCTGGCCCTGTAAAAGTATGAATCTTATAATCTCCACAGCAAGTAATTGTTCCCCCAGTCGCTGTAATAAATGCTGGGTCAGGTTCTTTATCTGCTTCAGCTCCTGTATCAGTTACAACCCAACCTTTAGTAGCATCCACATAAACTAATGTCATAGCAACACCATTTCTTGCTAGTATTAAATCTGAAGCGTCACCTTGAATATTTGAACCGTTTCTACCTATTGTAATATTATTTGTAACTGCACTTTGTGCATAATCTGAAATAGCCATTATATCTCCTGCACTTGGAGAGGCTGGTAAATTAATTGTTTTTGCTCCACCACTCGAATCTATAAAATATCCTACACCATTTACACCTGTTGTAGGTGTTGAAGTTATTGCAGTTGTGTTCCAATCAACTGTTCCTGTTCTACCAAATCCTGTTTGACTACCATTATTAACAACAGTAGTTCCAGAAGGAAAAGTTATCGTATCTCCTGAAGCACCAACTGTTAAATTAGTTCCACATTGTGGTTCGATTGCATTTACTTCTATCTTACTCATTAAATTATTACCAATGTTCCTGTTATAGTTTGTGTACCTGTAATTGTAACAGGGCCTGCTAATACGCCTGAATCTAAAGTTTGATCTTCATCTAAAGTTGATGCATGAGTGACTACATATCCTGTAGCCTGCATTACTGGAGACATAGCTTTCTTTGCAGGGATAGTACAAAATACTTCTTTTGCTCCTGAACCAAAATCAATTTTAGCTGTGGTACCTAAGTTATTACTTATCACTGTGTCTCTTGAAAGAGTGTCTGTTGCAGCATCGGTTACTGTACCAATACCAACTTCAAACTTATCCGTACCTGTTTCGGTGATACAATAATACGTAGTATTAGTATCACCTACGCCAGCTACAAATGTAATAAAGTCCTGTGAAGCACCAGCTAGGTTTAACGTTCCCGTTCCCGAGGTAGTGCTTGTCTCTTTAACTCTATCGTTAATGACAAGTGCCATCTAACCTCCTTAACTAATTCTTAGTATTGCCGCTGTCGATGTAAATGCTGGAAACTGAATTGTAAATGTTCCTGCAGTTGCAGTTTTATCTCCACCAAAATCTAATACTGCTACCGCTTTATTTGATTCTGATGTATTATAAATTAAAGCTCCTCTAGCGGTTAATGTAACACCAGTAAAAGATAAATTTGCAAACGTTACAATAGCAACACCTGTATCTAAAGAAGTTTGTTGTGATTGTAAAACTCCTCCACCTTGAGAATACTCTCCAGTATCACTTACTTGTCCACCTGTACTGTCTCCAGGATAAGCCGTTGTTGCTGCTGATAAATTTGCTGTATCTTCATACAGTGCTAGTTTAAACTCGTCTGCTCCACTTTCAAAGTCGTGGATTCCTTCTAATAATTCTTTTTTAAATGAATTACATACTGCTTGGTCTATTGCCATTTTAAAACTCCTTATATAAATTTTACGGTGATGGTGAAGGTACTTTAATTCTTAGAACCCCATCATCATATTCGCTTCTACGTCTTCTACCCATTTGTTGAAGAGCAAAAGCTTCTATCTCTTCATTATACTTCGTTTTGTATAAATTGTACATATCAAGGGGGCCTTTTAAATATGAAAAAGCCTCAGCTAATACTCCATGAAGAAGTAAGGCTTCTTGATATTCTGACAAATAATTAGTTGTTGTAGAAGTGAATCCTGGTGGGTCAATAATGTAATTCAATTGAACCGCATAAGCTTGGTCTGGAGTAGGTGCTACGACAACATTATTGTCGTCCCAATTCGCATAATATTTAGGCAATCCTGTAGCTCCTGAACCATTATATTCTGTAATAAAACTAGTATCCTTTTTTTCCATAAAAGTACGGTCACCTGTTTGATCAGTCGTAGAAAATACCTGTAATGATCTAATTATT